GCCGAAACATAAGGGGGGGGGTATTTCGCGCATATACCAATCAAAAGCTCGCCACAAACAAGGCAAACCCCACCGCCGCCCAACCCACCATCCACGCGGCAGTGGCGCACACAAACCCCGTCCAGAACTCTGGACGATTCGCTACCAATCTGATCCACATCACGCGCCCCACCCTTGCCTCAAGTGTACCAATCCTCTGCGGTCGAGGTGGATCATCCCTCGACCATCTAGCCATACGAAAAGCCGCCAGAGAGCCTCGTCAACCCGTGCCCATCCTGGCGGCCGATCGTCAACGATCCACGTCATCCCTCAACGCTCGGCCTTTGGATCGGCGACCACTTAATCCTGTCCTGTTGGTGTTTCTTTGGCTTGGCCTCTGGCATCGCCTCGGGCTTGGCCGTCGCTCCCGCGTCATCTGCCGTCCCTGCGTCGGCCGCGCTCGGCTCTGTCGCCCCCGCGTCTGCGGACGGTGGCGCGGGTTGGGCGGGTCCACCCGGTGCGGTCGCCATATCCGCCAGCTCGTCGATCGTCTTGTCGTGCTCCTGCACTAGCTCGTGGATGGCGTCGACCTTCACGCGCAAATCAGTGATCGCGTCGTAGTGGCTCGCCTCAGTCTCGACGGAGAATCGCAGCGCGTTCCCGCCGTCCTGCCATGCGGTGATCGCCGCCGCTGCTATAAATGCGATCGTCGCCCAGACGGATCCGGGGTTGTTCGCCTTCCTCGCCAATGCCTTGATCTTATCCATTTCTCTCTCCTATCCGAACAGGTTGATCTGTCTAGCGTCGTCGGTGCGTTCCCAAGCCGCAACCCTAGCACGCGCGATCCTCGCATACTCCTCGGAAAGTTCCATCCCCACCGCGTCGAATCCCTCGAGAACGGCAGCCGCGATCGTCGTGCCAGATCCGCAGAATGGATCGAGGACAAGGCCGGATGGTGGGGTCACAAGCCGGACTAGCCATCGCATGACTGCCAGCGGCTTGACGGTGACGTGATGGTTGTGGACGCGATCCGCCGTCCTCCCGGCCCCTGCCCGCGGGCTAGACACTCCCGCGGCGCCCTCCTCGCGATCTACAGCCTCAAACCCAGACACCGACGGCAACCCCTCACACCCGAACTCCCGTTCTGCTCTGCTCGCCTTGGGGCAGGCGTAGACGTTCGCGGGCCAGCGGCCCAGGTCAGGAACGTGCCAGGCGCCTGCCCTGGTCACGCTGATCCCGATCCGGCTCCCTGCGGAGGCTCCAGACCTCCCAACGGGGGGCGCCTCCCCCGGCCCCGGCCACGCCGGATCCCCGTACCCATACCGGCACCCGTCGATATTGATCGCGCCCGTGCCCCACCTCGACACGTTCTGGGCCACGGTCCCATCGAGTGGCTTTCGCGCGAGGACCGCGGGCTCGTAGGCGGGTTTAAGCGCAGTGCCCCATCCTTCCCATTGGCGGGCGGCGAAGGTTGCGGGGGTGTCATAGTGCAACCGCCTAGGGGTGGGGTTCCACCCACCATCCCCGACCCCCCCCAAACTGCCCGTTGGGTTGTCTGTGATGCGGGTTGGCGCAATGCCAGCCGCCTTGTCGATCGCCTTCGACACGTCGAGCGATTTCGGGAATCCTTGCCACTGCTGCCATGCGATGCAGTCGCGGATCTGCCAGCCCGCATCCTCGATCGCGCAGACCATCCGGTGGTACGCCCGAGTCCCCCCGAATGCGATCAGGTGCGCGCCTGGCTTCGCCACTCGCAATGCGGCCTCCCATACATCGACGCTGTTAGCAATGCCCGACGCATCCCATCCCTTACCCATGAATCCGATCTCATAAGGTGGATCGGTGACGATAGCGTCCACGCTCTCCGCTGGCATGGCCGCCATACGCTCAAGGCAATCGCCCCACTCGATGAACCACTGAGGAGCCTTCAACGCTCGACCTCCCTGGTGATCCTACCGTACTCGGCAATCAGCGCGGCCTCTGCCCGGTTGTGGTGCTTCTTGAGTGAGAGATCGAGCGCGGGCCACAGACGGGACGCGGCGAGCACAGAGCGCGCCTTTTGATCGGTTCCCTCGACATCGCGCACCATCGCGCGTTTCCACCTGCGGGGCGCGACGTTCTCGTATGGGATACCGAAACCCGCCAGGAGCCCTTCGATCTGACCGAAGCACCTGCCCAGTTTTAGCGAGGACGACACACCCTGCCCTGGCCGCGCGTTCTGGGCCTCGACGCACGCGAACGCGCGAGGGTGCCGGTTCCTCCCCGCCGATCCCTGCGGGGTTCTGTGGGGCTCGAGCTGCGCGACGAGGGCAGAGAGGACCACGTCCCGTTTGGTTCCATTCTTCACAGATGGGATGTCCGCGCACTCTAGGAGATTCCCGCTCTCGTCGAGGACGACGATCGCGCCGGTCAGTCCTGGGTCGATGCCTATGTAGAGGGTCACGCCGTGGCCTCCTCGAATAGCGGAAACTGTCGAGCCTCGTCCGTCAGCTCCCAGGCGCGGATCCGCTCTCGGGCTAGCTCGGCGTACTCGGGGTTTAGTTCGAGCCCGATCGAGTCCCTGCCCAGTCTGGCGGCGACGAGCGGAACGGTGCCCGCACCCGCGAAAGGGTCGAGGACGACGCAGGCCACGGGGTCTGACTGATCGCACCCACACCCAGGTTTCCACCCGATCGTCTTGATCTCGGGATAGCCATACTCCTTGTAAATGTTCGACAGATGCGATCCCGCTACCGTTCCTGTGTCGTGCGCTGTCTTGCCGCCCGTTATCCCGTCGGCGCGCTTCCTATGATCCCCCGATGGCGGGCCGCCCGTGCGCTCAACAACCCTAGCGAACGGATCCCCGCACGATGCACAACACCCGCGCTCCGACGTCCCCGCATTGACACAGGGCTCCACCAGAGCCTCGGGCATCACTGCGAAGTGTGCGCCGCTGTATGGTTGGGTCGCGATCGTCCACACGCTGCGCTTGTTGCGTAGGCCATCGCTACCCCAAACCTTGTTCATCTGGTCATGGTCGTTGCGCGAGGCGTCCAGCTTCTTATTGCCTGGGGCATGTGGCTCAGTCGCCAATGGCTCTTTTATCGCATCCGCGTCGTAATAATACCGCGCGCTTTTTGTGAACAGAAACAGATACTCGTGCGCCTTCGTGGGCCGGTCGGTGATGCTCTCGGGCATGGGGTTTGGCTTGGCCCAGATGATGTCAGAGCGCAGATACCATCCGTCGGCCTGGAGCGCGAAGGCGACGCGCCAGGGGATGCCGACGAGATCCTTTTGTTTGAGGCCGATGGTGGGGTTCGACGCATAACTATCCCCCAGGTTCAACCATAGCGTCCCGTCGTCCCGCAGCACTCGGCGCACCTCGCGGAACACGTCGACCATTTCGGAGACGTAATCCTCTGGGGTTTGCTCGAGACCGACCTGCAAATCGTTTCTAATAGCGCCACACATGCCGCATTCGTGCAGATAATTGCCCGCTAACTCCGCAGCGTTTTGTGTTTTTGTTGTGCCGCCAAGAGTTGAGCTGCCCCGCTCGTCAAGATCACGCGGGATAGAGTGCTTAATGTGGTCACAATTACTGTCTCCGCCTTCCCACGTTGCTGTCCCATAATCCCGAAGGCCCCAGTAAGGCGGCGACGTGATGCAGGTCTGCACTGACGCCGCGGGGATGGATCTGATCAGCTCGCGACAGTCGCCCGCGCGGATTGTCCAGTCTGGGGTCACAACATCCTCCCGTCACGCAGATCCTTCCGCGCGTCGTCCCTTTGTTTGCGAACCTCTCGCAGTTGGTTGTGTTTCTTCTCTGTCGAGAGCCTGAACGTCTCCACCATATCGGAGAGCCACGCCACCTGTCCGAGTAGCCACTTGACGTCGAGGACCGCTTGAACGTCGGTTCCATCGCGGTATGCGTTGAGCCGCTCGTAAATCTCCGAGAGGTGCGCTTGTGCTGCGGGCGGTAGGGGTTGGCGTTTCGTCATCCGTCCACCGCGCCCTCCACCCTGCCGATGTCGTTCTCGAATAGCTGATGGCGCCAGTTGACCTTAAGGGCAGACCAGTACCGCCCGCCGCCGAATCGGTTCTTGAGGTTTAGCAGGTCGAGCTTCGTCGTGTCGCGCTCGAAGGGGCGGTGTAATCCAAGGATCCAGGCGGCATCCTGCTCTATGTCGCCGCTCTCCTTTAGGTCTGCCATCGTGGGCTCGCGAGATTCTGCCTGCCGGTTGAACTGGGACAGGGCGATCCAGGCGCACTGATTGTCTTTGGCGTGTGCTGCAAGTCGCTGGGTGACCCGTCCGTATTCGTGGCGGGCGAACTCGGGATCGGCGTCGAACGGGATCCGCTGGATGTAGTCCACGGCGAAGATCCGCATCTGGGCGTCTGCCATGAGCCGATCGGCCTCGTCGATTATCTGATCGATGTCGAGCGTGGCGGCGTCGTGGATCCATATCCGCGCGAGCTTTGACGATATGTCGAGCTGGCTGCGGCGCAGTGTGTCGACGCTCATAAGGCCGCTTGCGCCCTCGCGCTCTAGGCGACCCCTCCCCACCTCCCGGGCCAGTAGCTTGTATGCCGCCTCGGCCTCGGTCATCTCGAGGCTGAACATCTGGCACATCACCGACTCGGGGGTGCGTTCGACTATGCTGGCGAGCAGGTGGAGGAGAAACGACGTCTTACCCCGTCCCGGCCTCCCCGCGATGACCCCGAGCTGGCCCGGTTGTATGCCGCCGCCGAGACTCGAATTGATCGTGTTGTCGATCATATCGATCCCCGTCTTCCACCCGACGCACTCGCCTCGGGCGTATGCCTCGGCGCGCCCGATGAATCTCTCGGCCCCCTCGGTCATCGGCTTGGACGCGGGAACACCCGTTGGACCGGACAGTGGCTTGGTGGCTAGCTCCCTGATGTGGCCGTGAGAGGCCCCAGGTTTGCCGTCACGGGCGAGATCGACCGCGACCATAGCCTCGGCCTCTAACTCACGGGAGACTGCCAGCGTTTCGAGTCTGGCGAGCCAGCCGATCTCCTGGCCCACCATCGGCAACGAGACGTCGAGTAGTTCGGCGGCATACGATCCCAGCCCCTTCGATCCGAAGAGAGCGGAGGCGACGGTCACGGGATCGGCTCCAATCTCCAAGATAACGACGCAAATCCGTTGGTGTCTGGGGTCGAAGAAGTGATCGGGGTTGAGCCTGGCGGCGATCGTTTCCGGGATCGCTCCTGATCTCATAACCGATCCGAGTATCGACGCCTCCAGCTCCCCGTCGTGCGGCGATGACTGCTGCGTCTCTGGGACTATCTCCAAGTGGTTCGCGTTCATGTGTTCCCCTGTTTCCCCTGTTTCCCCTGTTTCCCGCATGGCGGGTGTTGATCAAACGTCGAGCGCGCAGACCACGCCCTTTCTCTCGCACATCTCCCGAAATCGTCGTTCTCTCTCCAACCGCTTGGATTTCTCCTCGGCCGTCTCTCTCTGAACGGCCGCGACAACCCTCGGCGGCCCCATAGGGTCGGCGGTGGGTGTTGGCGTGCTGTCGTTCTTCTTTGCGGGGGGGGTGAGTGTGTGCGGTTGTGGCGCACTCACACCCCCGCTCTCTCTCTCTTCCTTATGGGAAGAGAGATTAGACATCTCGCGCGAGATCGCGCGCGTAGAGCGATCTGCGTATGTTCGCGGAATCGTTGGGGGTGGCTGTCCCACCGCTGTCCCATCGCTGTCCGTTCGTTGTCCCTCCACTGTCCCACCGCTGTCCCTCCACTGTCCGTCCGTTATCCCATCGTTGTCCATTTTGGACAGTTTCTTCCGCTTGGATTTGGCGCGCATCCTGGCGCCGACGACGGTGGACCAGTCGTAGAGGGTGAGGACTCCGCCGTCCCTCTCGATGTATCCAGACGCGACGAGCGAATCGAGGTGCTCAGCCATCCGGCAGCGGCGGGTGGTAATGCTCGTCATCTTACTTATCGCCCGCGGATCGTCGGGGTAGGATCCATCTCTGGCTCGGAGCCACATCGTGACGAGGAGTTGGCACGCGCCGGGAGACAGGTCAAACCACTCTGGTTCGTGGACCCACCATTCCGGGATCGGCCGCCATCTATTCTGAGCCATTTAACGATCCCTCCAGCCACGCCGCGGCATCCTCAAGACACCGCTGCATTTTGGTGTTTTCGTGGAACCACTCGACGCGCTCGTGAGCATTCTTCGCCATAGAGAACCGCTCTCGGATCTCCTGGAGCCTCGCCTTGTGCGACCGCAGAAGGGCGGCAGCCCGCGAGCGGTCGTCTGGCGACAGATCGGTGGGGTCACTGTGGCGCATTGTCTGTCCCTTTCGGCGCGATGATGACCGCGACGTCTCGGCCCGGATAGAGCAGATCCAAAACCGAAACCTTCCAGCCCGTGGCCTCGGATATCTTGAGCGCCACATCCGACCGCATGAGCCCACCGCGCCCGTGAAAATACCGCCAGACGGTGGCGACGTTTACGTCTGCGAGGTTTGCCAATGCGTTGATCGAGGTGCCGGTGTTTTCTAGCCAGTCGGAGAGTTTCATGGGCCGGACCATATTGCACAAATCAAACAGCGTCAACAAAATCGAAGCGGCGCTCATCGGGCCTCGTTTTCGGGGTATTGTGGTGCAAAGAGTGGACGCAACGCCCGCCCGCTTTGGCCCGGGGCGTGTGCTCCTGGCGGGCGAGCGCGGAGTTCTTGACAGAGCCTTTTCACGCGGTCAATACTCGCGGCGTGGACGTCACGACCCAAGACACAGCCGAGCCCGAGATATCAGTCGAGGCATCGGTTCGCGAGCTGAGAAACGCCCAGGCATACCTTCGCGCGGCAGCTCATAGGCTGGCGAGTTTCGAGGACGTCGACACCGCGATCGAGGTGTTGGGGTACGTGCTCAAGGCCGCGCACTTTATCAGAGGCGCGCGGATCACGCTGGGAGATATAGAATAATGGTTTTAGACCTTGCGACATCCGCGAAGATCGTCGGATATCCACACGCCATGAGCCTCGATGAGTGGCACGGGGAGCGCGCCAAGGGTGTCGGCGGCAGTGATGCGGGCGCGCTCATGGGCGAGAGCCGGTGGGCATCGCCGCTCGATGTCTACCTAGACAAGACGCGAGGATCTGCCGGGACCGAACTGCACCCCCGACCCGACGATGGACAAGGGCGGCAGCCATGAACGAGGCTCTCCACTGGGGAAACGCACTGGAGGATATAGTCGTCGACGAGGTATCAAGGCGGCATCCCGAGTTGGCGAAGAGGGTGGCAGTGTGTCCGATGCTGGAGCACCCGACGCGCCCGTATATGCGCGCGAACCCAGACCGCTTGATAGTCGAGGGATCGCGAGGGCGAGGTATCATCGAGGCAAAGACGAGCCTTTCGCCTTGGGCCGCTAAGGAGTGGGGCGTCGATTATTATCCCCGTAACCACTTCTGGCAGGTTCAACACTACCTCTCGGTGCTCGGCGGCGAGTACACGTTCGCGGTTCTCGCGGGCCTCGTGTCGGGTCCGAGCTTCCACGTCCACATCATCGAGCGAGATCCCGAGGCAATCGCCGAGCTTGAGGATCGGTGTGCTGAGTTCTGGGGTTGCGTCGAGCGCCGCGATCCCCTGCCCCTCGTCGACGGAACCAAGCAAACCGGATCGGCTCTCTCCGATCTGTATGACGGCGACGCGGAACAACCCGCTGACGTGCTCGTCCTCGACGGGGACGACGATCTAGCGACTGCCGTGGCCGCATACGATCGCGCCAAGGCGGAAGAGGCCCAGGCGAAGGCCGACAGGATCGCCGCCGAGAACGTGATCAAAGCGCGGATCGGTGATACCCACCGCGCCGCGATCTATGGACGCGGTATCAATTGGCCGATCGTTGTCTCGTCGCGTTTCGACGTGCCTGGATTCAAGGCCGCCCACCCTGAGATGTGGCGAGAGTTCGTCAAGACAACCGAGGGCCGACGGTTCTCGCTATCGAAAAGGACACACGATGCGCCTCCCTACTGAACCCACGCCTCGCGTTCTCGATCCGTATGCCCAATCGGTGCTGCTATACGGCGCGCCGGGGGTGGGTAAATCGACCTTTTGCGCGAACCTCAAAGACGCTGTGTTCCTAGACACAGAGCAGGGATTGAAACACCTCCACACGTATCAGGTTCCCGTGACGAGTTGGCCCGAGCTGGACGAGGCGATCCGCGCGTTGCTCAGCGGCGATCACACGTTCCGCGTCGTGATAGTCGACACCCTCGACGAGATCGTATCTCTCGCGATCCGCCACGTCTGCGCCAAGCTCAACATCGAGGATATGACAGATCGCGGCGGCGGGATCCGCGCCTGGGGCCTCGTCAACCGGCGCCTGAACGACGCGCTGAAACTCCTCGCCGCGGGTCCGTTCGGCGTCGTGTGGCTGAGCCACGAGAAGACGGTGAGCGTAGCCACCGACGGGCACATCATCCGCGCCGACGAAAGGTACAAGGGACCGGTCGTGCAGCGCGTGATGCCATCGGTTAGCGGTAAGGCGGGCCAGATCGTGACGAGCCTCTGCGACGTCGTGATGCGCGCCACGATCCAGGGCGAGCGGCGCGTCGTCGAAACCCAACCGAGCGAGTCGAGGATCGCAAAGGATAGAACGGGGATCCTTCCCGCCGTTTTTGAACTCAACCCGGAGGTGTACCTTGAATTTTTCCGCGCAGAATACAAACGCCGACAATCCAAACCGGGCGCCGAGAAATCGGCAGCCCCTCAACTCGTCGGGGGTGCAGCTTGATCGCCTTATCAATCGTTTTGGGCCGACTGCGACGGTGGGCGAGGTTTGGTCGATCTCGCGTCGTGAACCTTCGACCGAGCCCGCCGCCGATGCTACCTGAGCCGCTGGGCGAACTCTGCCGCCTCGGCGCGTCCTGGCACCACGGCGTCGCCATCTGCCCAAACGAGCAGATCGCCGAGCGCGCGTCTGAGCTTCTATGGGGGTGGGGGTACACCCTGGAGGAGCTGGAGAGCGTCCCGCCCGTGGTGCCGCTTACGCGGGACGAGATGATGGTGGCGTCGGATGCGATCGATCGCGCTCGATCTTTCGAGGGTCTGGAGCGCTCGTTTGGTGGATCGTGAAAGTCATAAGAGCGCGGAGGTTCTGCGCTTGTGTCGTTCGCCTGCGGCGCACCCCGTCTTCTGTCGGGGCTTTGTGGGTTCCTGGAGAGGCGCGTGTGGTCCCGGCGTCAACGGGGCATTTTCTCGACCGCTGCGATCCTGCTCGCCGCGATCTCGGGGTTGCATAGAATCACATCGAGGAGCGCGCCCGCCGCGCCACCAAACCGCCGCCGCCCAATCTCCCAAGAGACGATCGCATCGTAAGACACACCGAGCACCTCGGCCGCCTGCGCGCGCGACAAACCACCGCCCTTTCGCCACCTGATCAAATCCTCAGTCGTTGCCATTACTCACTCCGTCGGTTGACCTTCCGAGCATGCCCCCGAGCGCTCGGGGGCATG